ATTTGCCAGAACAACGTTAAATTGTGATAGAGCATTCAAAAAGCGGCACCGACGACGCGAAGGCGGACAGCGAGCAGGGGTTGGACAGCGGTAAGCGCAGCGGGGAAGTGAAGACGAGCATTGAAGTTCAAACGAGGCGGCTGCTGATAAAAGTTGGCCGGTTTGAAGACGGCCGTGATGAAAGGAAGGTCCAAATTAACTTCCCACGTGGCAGGGGCGGGGAAGCCCGTGGCACTCATAAGAGGCACGAGATCCACATAGGTGTTCCCCTCAAGCAATTCAATGGCAGTGCGGTCGGCAGGGCCAGTCTCTCGTCCTTGTGACACTCCAACGGCAATGTCAAATATGTGACCGGCTGCTCCTCGCATCGGAATGAACTTGAGCTCAAGTTTGACAAACCTAGCGTCCGAAAAACGCTGTGTGATGCCTGTGACTATGCCCGTCGTGGATGGAACCACGCTTCCGTGGATGGACCGAGTCCCAACTGTGGCGTTGGGACCGCCTTGGGTCCAATCTTCGCTGTTGTAGTAGGTGATCACAGTCCACTCACGCGAAAACTGGCCGGCGTCATGACCTTGACCTATGGCACTAATGCCACGAGGTATTGAGGTGAACGCGCCCGTGTTTTGTACGAGCTGAGTAACGGCGGCCGTCGTCGCGCCAACTGCACCGGAGGAAGCAGGAACTTGAGCTTGGTTGGATTGCATGATGAGAGAGGAGATTGAAACAAGGCCAAACTTAAGAGAGCAACACATGAGGACCATGAAACACCCTAACTGGGGAAGCGAGCAAGAAAAAGAAAGCAAAACGAGAAAATGAGAAACACAACTAGGACGGGAAAGTGAGTCGGTGCAAAGTATGAGAGAGAGGCACCGAGATAAAGAGAGTCATAAAAGCGTCTTCACGAGAGGCGGAACATCCAAGCCCAGTCGCATGCAGAGGGATCGAAGAAGGTGGTAATCACGCCTGAGTACTCGCTTCTCCGGGCGAGTAAGTAACCAAATGCGCGCCATCAACACAGCACAGGAAGACCGTAAACTATCAACCATTGATGGGGTGAAGGAGATGTGGGAAAAGAGAATGGTCGATAGCGTGGGACAAAGCCGGTGGCCCAACTCAATAAGAAAAGCCAAGCAATGCAAATCGATCTCGCTCAAATGCTTCGTGGCGAGGTCTCCCAAACGGTAGGCGGTGTTGAGCTCAGCTAAATAGCTGGGCAACACGGCCATCAGGTCACCTTTGGCCACATGGAAAACTGTTTTCAAGTACATGAGGGATGGATTGCGAATCAGGCCGTCCGATGTGACCAGATACCCACAAAAATCGACAGAAGGGGCAACGAAAGTCTTAGAAATAACCGCCACTTGGCGGCTTTGCAGGGCCCACTGAGGTCGCTCAATGCACGACTGGTTGATTGCCGAATCGTCTCCGCCAAAAAGAGCAAGGCAACTGAGTTTGCCATATTTGAGCGAGCTGACAGCAATTGAAAACAGAGTGTTGAAATCAAAAGTGCCTGGTTCTCCGGTGTCACGACTAACATCCTTGG